TAAAGCTAAGAGAAAAGGTAAAAAGAGAGGAAAACAATTTGTTAAACAACCTAAAAATATTGCTAAGAAAACTGCTAGGTTTAGATAAATCTAAACAAGACGAACACGAAGATAAAGAGAATTGGGGGATATAATGATTAAAATTACAAATTCACTTCGAGAAAGAGTGCGTAATCATGAAGGTTGCGTTTTGGAACCCTATAAGGATAGCTTAGGAAAATTAACTGTGGGTATTGGTCATTTAGTACAACCGCATGAAAGAAAAAGATATCAAGAGGGTATAAAAATTACTCAAGAAGAAGCAGATGAATTATTTGATATCGATATAAACAGAGCTGCCGCTGGTGCCGATGAACTAATTATAAAGAAAATTGGTAATCATGATGATTTGCCACAATCAGTACAGGAAGTTTTAGTGGAAATGGTTTTTCAATTGGGGGCAACAGGTGTCAAACAGTTCCGCAATATGTGGGCTAGTCTAAAAGAGAAAGACGGAGAAATGGCAGCATTGCACATGAGAGATTCAAGATGGCATAAGCAAACAAAAAATAGATGTGAGTCACTTGCAAAAATTGTGGCTACAGCACAATGGACATAATTAAGTTAGCTGATCATCTCAAAAAAATCTTGAAAGTTAGGCAAAATGACATTAGTTTGTATGTAACTTCAGGAGTTAAAGATTGGGAAGAATATAAACTCATGATAGGTAAATATCATGCATACAACGAAATACTAAGTGAAGTAAATTCGTTGCTAAAAAGAATGGAGCACGATGATGAAGGACTCGATAATTGAGAAACTTCCTAAGCCAACAGGGTGGAGAATTTTAGTTCTACCTTATAAAAGAAAAGAGAAAACAAAAGGTGGTATAATTCTTACTGATCAATCCTTAGAAGAATCACAAGTAGCTAGTAGCATTGGATTAGTTTTAAAAGTAGGACCTGACGCATATAAAGACAAACAAAGATTTCCAAATGGACCTTGGTGCAAAGAAAAAGATTTTGTTGTTTTTGGTAAATATGCAGGATCTAGAATTAAGATTGAAGAAGGTGAAGTAAGATTAATGAATGATGATGAAATCCTAGCAGTGGTAAATGACCCTGAAGATTTCCTAAACATGTAAGGAGGCTAACATGCAAGATGATAAAAATATGCCAATAAATACATCAGAAGAAAGTTTAGAAATTACTCTAGACGAAAATGATAAATCAATTGAACAACCTGATAAGGATGAAGTTCAAGTTGCTGAAACTGAAGTTGAAAAGCCAAAAGTTGAAGATGAAACTGAACAATATTCCACAAAAGTAAAAGCTAGAATAGATAAACTCACAAAAAGGCTAAGGGAAGCTGAGAGGAGAGAAGAATCAGCAGTATCTTATGCTCAAGGTGTTCAAAAAGAAGCTCAAGATATTAAGTCAAAATATGAAACATTAGATAAAAATTATATTGATGAGTTTGGATCTAGAGTTGCAAATCAAATTGATTTAGCAAAAAATAAATTAAAAAATGCTATTGCACAAAGAGATGTTGAAGCTCAAATAGAAGCTAATCAAGAAATTGCTCGTTTAACTATTGATTCAGAAAGAATTAAATATTCAAAGCAAATTCAAGAGCAAAAAGAATCAAAAGAAGCTTCAAGTAATAATAATCAACAACAGACAAATTATATACCCAAGGCAAAAGCTGATCCAAAAGCAGTTGAATGGGCTGAAAAAAATGATTGGTTTGGAGAAGATGAGGTTATGACTGAAGCAGCCAAGGCAATTCACAAAAATCTTGTACTTGAAGAAAAGATTGATCCTTCTACTGATTTATACTATGATCAATTGAATAAAAAAATTCGTGAATACTTTCCACAGAAATTTAATGATGGGGGAAGTCCAGAAGCAACAAAAGTCGCTCAGCCTGTTGCCTCTGCTACACGCACTACAAAAACATCTGGGCGTAGGACAGTCAAGTTGTCTGCCTCTCAAGCTGCAATGGCTAAGAGATTAGGTGTAACACTTGAACAATATGCTAAATACGTGAAGGAGGCATAAAAATGGAAACAGAAACTAAAGTAAAAAAATCTTCACGCTCTTCAGAGACCCGTGAAAATAATGTTCGTAAAAGAGGTTGGGTTCCTCCATCATCGCTTCAAGCACCCGAGCCCCCAGAAGGATGGCATCATCGTTGGGTTCGTGCTGAAATGCGAGGTATGACTGATGATAAAAATATCATGGGTAGACTTCGCTCTGGATATGAATTTGTTAGGGCAGATAATTATCCAGACAGACTTGATTTACCAAAATACGAAGATGGTAAATACAAAGGTGTTATAGGAGTAGGTGGTCTATTACTGATGAGATGTCCTATTGAAGTAAAAGAAGATCGGGATGAATATTTCCGACAACAAACACAAGGACAAACCGAGTCAGTTGAAAATGATTTATTTAGAGACGAACACCCTAGTATGCCTATTCATGCGGATAGGCAGAGTAAGGTGACTTTTGGTGGCGGTAAAAAATAACAGTCAGCATAAGTCTTTTATAAACAACTTAGACGTAAGGAGTCCAAGATGGCAAATATAAATGCAGTATTTGGTTTTCGCTCATTAAAGAAAGTTGGAGCAGGTTATAATGCATCTGCTCAAAACGAGTACGTAATTGCAAGCAATGAATCAAGTGCAATATATCAAGGAGATCCCGTTGTATTAAATGCAAACGGTGCAATCTCTGTGGGTTCTACCAAGGGTGCTGAGTTGATAGGGGTTTTCAACGGATGTTTTTATACTGATCCTACTACACAAAAACCAACCTATTCCAACTATTACCCAGGTAGCATCGTAGCTGATGACATCGTAGCTAACGTGATTGATGATCCCAACGCCCTATTTGAAGTCAAAGTAGACGACACAAATGGTGGTCAAGCACAAGTCGGTAGTAATGCAAACATTGCAACATATGCAGCAGGTTCAACAAAATCTGGTGTATCAGGTGTTGCTTTAGATGGTGGTTCTTTTGCTACCTCAAGCGCTGCTAACTTTAGAATAGTGAGTCTTTCAACTGATCCTGATAACAACGATTATACAGCGGCAAACGCTTCAATCATTGTAAAGATCAACAAACACTCATTCACGGATACAACAGGCATATAGGAGCATAAATTATGGCAATATCAAGACAACAACTCGTTAAAGAGTTAGAGCCAGGTTTGAACGCTTTATTCGGCCTGGAGTATGATAAATACGAAAACGAACATGCAGAAATCTTTGATCAAGAAACATCTGAAAGAGCTTTTGAAGAAGAAGTAATGTTAGTTGGTTTCGGTAATGCAAGAACTAAAGCAGAAGGTGCAGCGGTCACTTTTGATCAAGCACAAGAAAGCTTTACTTCACGCTATTCACACGAAACAATTGCACTAGCATTTGCTATTACTGAAGAAGCAGTAGAAGATAATCTCTACGACAGACTTTCTGCTAGATATACACGTGCATTAGCTAGATCAATGGCATACACAAAGCAGATTAAAGCTGCTGACGTGTTAAACAATGCCTTTGCAGCATCTGGCGCAGCAGGATCTAATCCTGGTGGTGACGGTGTTTCACTTGTGAACCTCGCTCACCCAACCGCACTTGGTGGCACATTCTCAAATAGAAGTGCAACTGACGCTGACCTTAATGAAACTTCATTAGAGCAGGCGTTAATTGACATTTCTCAGTATGTGGATGAAAGAGGTCTATTAATTGCAACAAGAGGTAGAAAGCTGATTATTCCAGTCCAACTACAATTCGTTGCTGATAGAATCTTAAACTCACCAGGTCGAGTAGGAACTGCTGATAATGACATCAATGCATTAAGAAACATGAACATGATCCCTGAAGGTTATACAGTAAATCACTATTTAACTGATACAGACGGTTATTTCATTAAAACTGATACACCAAATGGCTTTAAGCATTTTGTAAGAACAGCATTATCCACCGCTATGGAAGGTGACTTCGATACAGGTAATGTAAGATATAAGGCGAGAGAAAGATATAGCTTCGGCTTCTCTGATCCTCGTTGTGTATACGGTTCACAAGGTTCTTAATAAGAATCTTTCTTTTTATTCTAAAGGGGCGGTTGTCTTTGACTCCGCCCTTTTTTTATGTTTAAATCCAATTTATATTAACCCAAGACGCTTAGGCGACTACTAACAAGGAGGTAGACATGGGAACAACTACATTTTCTGGACCAGTAAAGGCCGGAACAATTAAAGACACAACAGGAACTACTCTTGGCTCAGATGTCAAGAACGTAGGTTTTGTTGTAATGGCACAATCAGCAATTGCTGATATTATTGGTGCTTCTCACTTAAACCAAGTGATAGCAACAATCCCTGCAAACTCACAAATCACCGATGTGGTATTGAATGTAACGACAGTAAATAATGACTCTGGTGCTGCAACTGTTTCAGTAGGAACAATAGCTGATGCCAATGCTTTTATTAATGCTGCGAACGTTAAAGCATTAGGTACTACTTATGGTACTCTTGACACGGAAGCTACTGATGTTGGCTCAACAGACATTCAAGTGGTAGCTGATTTTACAGGTGCTAGTGGTGATGCAACAACAGGTGCT